CTCTTGGCGCCATGCCGACAATATCCGGTCCAGAACGACATCGCCCATGTGCGCCTGCTCGACGCGGATCGACTTGTAATAGGTCTGGTGGTCCAGCCTCCCCGAGGCGTAGTTGTATCCTGAGGAGTTGCAGGCTGCGATGTTGTACGGCAGATTCAGGCAGCGTGCGATCTCATTGAGCAGCTCCCGCTTGAACTCGGCGTAAGTAGTGCCCGGCTGTTCGGCCTTGATCTGGCCGAGCTTCCATCCGTCCGGCAGCGTGGTGGCCATCCGTTTTTCCAGTTCGACGATGTCCATCGGCTCTACGGATGCGGCCTCGCCGTTGGCTGGCGCATCGGTGTACAGTACGGCCGCAAAATCTGCGGCGGTCTCCGCGGCGCCCAGGACCGCAAGGGTGTAGCGTCGCAGTTGGGCGAATAGCGGCAGGGCGGGCGTGATCTCCGGAACGCCCCGATGCTGACCGGGCCTGTCGGTCCGGAAGTAGTGAATTACTGCCGCTGCGTTGAGCACGTCGTAGTCATTGCGCCAGGCTCCGATCTCGCCGGGGTGATACCGCAAGACCGTATACGAGCTTGGATTGCCCCATGCATCCAGGTGGATGCCGTCGACATCGCCAACTACGGGAAGCACCGCCATGGTCGGCGCCGCCACACGGTCGGCCTCAATGAGCTGGATATCCAGTTTGACGGGCGAATCGATACGCGGGTTTGCAGCCAGCGCCGCGAACACCTCGCCATCGGTGGCCTTGGCCATTCGCATCGTGCGCAGCTTTTGGGCCAGGCCGACCTCGGCGGCCCAGTAAGCAAAGGCCTGTTCGATGCGGCGGTTGGTCTCGCTGTCGCCCGTGAGCATCTGCAGGCGGGGTCCGGTCCCGACGGTGTCGTTTGCGATCGTCAGCACAATCCCCTTGGCGTAGGAGTTGTTGGCCGCTTCGTACCGGGCTCGCTGGCGCAGCTTCTGGCGCGCATCGACGCTGTTTGCCGAGTCGGCCGACAAACCGTCCGCCATAGCCCAGTGCCGGATGTTCTCGGCGGTGGTCTGGGCCGCGTCGTACTTGGCGCGAACAAAGGCCGGAAGGGACCGTTTCCGACGAGAGGCTTTTCTATTCCTGCTGAAAGGCCACATCAAACAGTCCCTCCCGGCGATATCTTGGCCAGCTTGATCCCCAATCCCTGCGATCGACTGGCTTTCTTCGACTCAAGGTACTTATCCGCCGCGATCTGATCAGCCAGTCCGTGCTGTTCAACGGATCCGGAGTCTCCGCTGGCTTTCCGAGGGCCCGAGGCGTTGGTCTCAATCGCATTGTCGATGTCTTGGGTCATGTGTTGAAGCTGTCCTTGCTGTTTCCGGACTATCTTTCTGCTGTTGGTTAGTGTTTTTGCCGTTGGCGGGTGGTGGAATTCCAATCCGTCGTTCGTCAAAAAAAAACTATTCCCTTCACCCTGTTACTTCTGCGGTTTTGCGAAAAGCGTCCCGCTTTTGGAGCGACTTTTTCAGATTTTCTTTCGATTCTGAAGTTCCGAGAGCTTCATTCGCCTTTTGGGAGCGGTTTTGATGCCTGCCAGCCCATCGAGATTGGCCCCTTGGATACTCGCCGCCGCCGCGCAACCCACCAGGCAGTCAAACCAGTGATTGTCCGGTCGGGCAGCGCGGAGTTTCCATTCGTCCACGGTCCGGTCCCGAGCCATTGTTTTGATGCGGTACTCGGCCGTCAGGTGGTCGGCCAGCATGCGATGGGCCTTGGCGTCTCGTCCGAACAGCGACAGGCATCCCGGGTCGCCCATAGACACGGCCAGGCGGGCGTGGCAAAAAGTCTTCCAGTAGTTGGTGTCAACCAGCACGTGTCGGACCTGGCGTCGTCCCGTTATGTTCGGGATTCGCCAGTGGTGCCCCACGCGATCGCCTCGCTTTCGCTTGTATTCGCTAAACGGGATTGACGATGCGCCCACGTAGCGGCCATGCGACGGCAGCACGATCCCGGCGAATCTGCTCTGGCGACAGAACTGGTATACCACATCGGTGCTCTGGCCCCAGTTGGCGTCTATCAGGCAGCGATCAACCCGCATCTCGGCGCCATCCTCGCGACGGTAGAGCCTGCCGAGGCGCTCGCCAGTGAGTTTTTCAAGGCCTGCGAATATCCGGCCCTCGAATCCGGCCCCGGGCGCAGCGCGGCCGAGAGTGGCGCGTATCTCATGAAGCGTAAAGTAGGGGCGTTTCTGATCGGGCCACGTTCCGTAATCAATAATGCAGCCGGTGAAGTTGTCCTCCCATGCGGCGATCAGCCAGAATAGAGCCTTGCCCTGGATGTCAATGAACATCGTCAGATGGTTGCAGCCGAGAGGAATTTCACTGCGGCGATAGCCGTTGAACTTTGCGGCGATCTCGTCGGCGGTGAGCATCTCCTCGCCTTCGGTCTCGACAATCGGCTGGTTCTGGTACTCGGCGAAGAACGCTCCCTCATCCCGGAGCTTCAGGTTCATTGCGTGCTGAAGGGCCGACAGTTCGTCGTCGTTGCGGCGCTCGGGCCAGGCTACTATCGCGCCTTCATCCATCGCCTCACGGTTCTTACGGTAGAACTCGGTGGCCTGCGAACCATCGCCGTCGTTGCGGAGCGAATCTGCGCGGATCTCTGCGTACTTGGCCCAGAGTTTTTCATTAGTCGGGAACGAATAGACCATCTTCGTTCGCTCGCCTTGCCACTCGGGGTGCTTGTCGCGGTCGAGGAGGCGATCGGCCATGTCGTCGGGCCGAATGACAGTGCAGCACATCAACCCGGCGATTTTCTTTCCTGGACCGGCCATTCCCAGCACGTCGCCGGCCAGGATCGCTTCGCGTCGTTGCGACTGCGAGGGCGACCATGCCGACTCGGTCGTCTGCGGGTCATCGACCATCACCAGTTGGGGACGCACGACCTTTCCGTCCGTTCGGGCGTGGTTTTGTCCGCGAATGTCGCTGCCCCGCATACCAGAGCATGAGATAACCACCCCGGACGCCTGGGAGCCCTCGATAGTCGGCAGGACTATCTTGTCCGAGACCCACTCGATGCGCGTGGACTGGCCATTGTAACGCTGGCCCTTCTGGCGGTTGGTGATGCGTTCCAGGCATCGGATCGGATATGTAACCTCGGGCCAGTCTTCATGCAGCAGCGGATTGGTCTCCAGCCACGTCTTGATCGTTTCAAGCAGATCCTTTGCGCGATCTCCGCTGGCTGCGATCAGGCACACGAAAGGCGTCGCACCGATCAGGGCCGACCAAACGCAGGCGATTTGAGTCAAAACAGTCTTACCGGACCCGCGGGGCATTGCCATGGCGAACAGCCCGCCGTTGAGGACCGCTCGCTGGATCTTATCGATCACACGATGATGGTCGTCCGACCACGGCAGGTAGAAAACCTCCGGGAAGTATGTCTCACAGAAGTAGCGGAAATCACTTGACGCCTCGGCCTTCCGCTCTGGATCGACCACCTCGGGGATATCGCCGATATCCTGTCCGGCTCGGACAAGTTCGGCGTTTCGCTCGGCCTGGCGGCGCTTGGCCTCGGCGTAGTCCATCGGCTCAGGTGTAGGCGCAAAATACTGCAGCGTCAGCCACGCGGCGTACCTGAACAGATCGACGCTGCGAGCATCGCCGATGGTGTACCCGGCGCGGTTGCGATGACGTCTCAGTTGCGTTTCGGTAAGCACGGCGCCATGTCCGGTTGTGTTCAGCAACCGCAGCACGTCGGTGGGGCGGAGCTTGCGAGGATTAATCGGCGCTGGCATTTGTTACCTCTCTGGCCAGGAATGCGGCGTATTCCAGTAGGCTGATGGTCCCATCCGGGCTTATCAAGCCGCCGGCCTCGGCGACATGGCGGACCTGGTCTTCGGTGACCTTCCGCCCGTAAGCCGAGGCCAGAACCTTCGCCGCATCGGCGATACTCAGGGCCGTGATCTTCAGGCTGGATTTGGGGTCAGTTTCGCTCATCTAAGTGTCCTGTATGCGGCGAATCGCAGATTTCGGCGGGTATTGAGACATACGCATCGCAAACCTCCGCACACGCGGGGCTTATGTGCGTAAGTTCTTTTATTAAAACATGTTAATTGACTTGATGTGTCCGCGTAACCGAGCGAACATGACAGTAGAAGAAAACGATTCAAAGCATTGATATGAAAGGTATTACGATGAAAAAATCCACGAAGAAGAACGCGACGAAGACAAAGCCTGAAACGTACGAATGGCTGATGGCGACCACCCGAGGTGGGCGAAAGAGGATCGAGAATCTCGGCTGGAAACGACTCGCCAAAATGTACTACGCCGCCAAGCCCGGCAGCGCGATTCGCAAGGCCATCAACGCTGAGGCCCGCAGCTGCGGGTACACGCCCAGCACAATCCTTTCCATACACGCCGAATAGAGGAGACCAGCAATGAAGATCACGAGCATCGAATTGGCAGGAACGAGCGAGACAACACTCCGGGACGGTAGCTCGGGGCTGCCTGGGGCATTCGCCAAGGTCAGCCGCAAACAGGGCGATGAGCACATCACCGTCGAGCTGCTGATGCCCGGCAGCGAGCGAACACATCACGTCGGCGCCGATGACCGCGACGACCAGTGGTCGATGGCCCAGATCCTCCAGCATGCCCTCGATGGTTACGAAGGCAGCAACAGCGAGATCCAAGACTACATGCGGATCATCGAGCAGATGGCGGACTGAAAGGAGACCGCAGCCATGACGACAAAATCGAACACAAAACGAATGATGGACGCCTTCAAGAGGGCCAAGGCCGATGTCGCCAGCCTGGCCGACTGGATCGAGTGCGAACTCGACAAGCAGGACGGCGGTCAGGTCACCTGGGCGTCGGTGGGCTCGCTCGAACACGTCCGCGAAAACCTGATCGAGACGCTGAGGTTCTTCTCCGGCGTCGAGCAGGACGAAATCCAACGCAGCCTCGATGAGATGCATTCCTGAATCCCCGGCGGACTGACTGTGGAAGGGTGTCGAGCAATGAAGAATGGCGACCTTGCAATTTGGAGCAGATGCGTATGGACGCGAGGATACGGACACCGGCGCACTGACCGCGTGCGGATTGTGAATTGGGATCCGCGACGAGTGACCGCCGATGTGGTGCTTACGCTGCGAGGATACGAAGGCCATCCGCCGATCGACATTCGAAAAAGAGCGCGCAAAGAAGAACTCACCTTGATTGAAACCCACGTCCCGGAACCGGGA